TTATCTGGACGGCTTTTTCGGCCAGCCATCCTTATTATTACCATCTATTCTGCTTACCTGTACCCTATACTTCCTCCATTCAAGTAAATTAGCTTTTTCGCTTTCTGTTGCCATTCCCATATCTACCGCGTCACTAAGAATAGAAATTTTTTCAGATGCTTCGTTTAGTAAGTACCTTTTTGTTTCTTCTATCTGTATTGTTTCAACATCAATTTCACTCTCAATGTAAGCATTACCATCCCAAACGTAACCATTTTCTGACTTGGAAACAATAACCTTACCAAATTCTCCAGCCCGTGCTCTTTCATATATTTCACGTCCGTGTTCTGTTGAATCATTTGGTATTGCTGTAAATGATAATGGTTCTTCTGATATGGTTGGAAATATTACATCGCAATCGATGTAACTCTCTATGTTTGTAGTTCTGCACTTTTTAACTTCTTTATATTCCATCATGATACCCTCACAAATAAACTAACCCCATAATGCCTATTCCCTCCCCCATCAGTATCAGAAATACATAATCCCAGGCATTTCCATGTCCCTCCTAACTGTCCCTCAGCAAAGAGTGCGGCCCAGTTGCCGCCCGCCGGATAGCCGGTAACACCCGACGGCGATATATTAGAACCAGACACAAGCTCTCCATAACCAACTCTGGAGTTTTGAGGATTCAGGCGTGCAAATGCGAGACTGCCAATCGCATCAGTATTAACCTGCACAGGGGGTTGCGGGCGTTGTGGCCCATAAGTGTTGTTATTTAACCAGTTACTGAGATACCCTCCCCAAACAGAACCCCAAATGTTACCGTCCTGATGGTATCGAGTTCCGGTTGACATTGTGATTATTGGATAAGTACCATTCAGCGCGAGTGATCCATCATTCTTAAAGGCTGGGTAAGCATCTAATCCACCAGAGTGAATATGGAAAGATAATGTCCCGTATTGACCTACAGTCTCGAGATAATATATATCGGCATACTGATCGCCTGAACCTTGGATGTGTAATCCATTAGACTGATTATAATTTTGCCCATTATTTGTGTATGGGTAGATTCCTGTCTTGTAAATATAATCCGAGTGATTGACTGTAAGTTTAGTGGAAATATTTACAGAGCCGTCACTGGTGGAGACAGCAAACGGTCGCAGGTTATTAAATGTCCCCCACTGATCGCCAGCATTGGTGAGCATAAGATAGAGCGCATTACCGTCATTACGCCAGAAAGTACCGTATTGACCTGAAACTATTCTGTAGGTATCAGAATAAGACGAACCAATCGCACCGGTAAAAGTACCACCCCGGCTCATCATTACCGAATCCCACCCGCTGAACGTCCCGTTAACGTTAATAGCGGTGCGCAGACCCGCCTTGCCACCAGCCTCATGCGCAATTTGCAGGTAATGTAGAAACTTCTGGTTGCCTGGTGTCGTCGATAAATCGCTGCTGTTCGTCGTACAAATGAGTGAACCCCATGTCGTGCCAGCCCAAGAGCTATTCTCAACGCTCCACACACCGGCAGAGGTAGGCGCATTATTGCCTGTCAAAACACGGGAAACGCCCATCCGGGCGGCGAAGTTGTTACGCACATCGGCGGCATTAATGCCGGCTGCGGTCGGCGGATTTTTGGCGGTAAAGACTTGTGTCCACAATACCCCATTTGCCGGAGTATTCGACCAACCAATATAGGCGATACCATTGGCTTGTATCGCCAGGTAGCTACCCGATGGTCCGCCGTCACATGGCAAACTGACCACACCATACACGCCGTTCCCAGGGGAACTCACCGAAGTGCCATTCACACGATAAAACTGCGCTATGTTGCTGTAGGCATCATCCTTATGCTGCGGCCCCATTCCCAGTCCATACAACGGCAATGCGACATTCCCCCCAGCATCCGGCCCAATGGCGTTGACTGACCGGACGGATCCAACATCCGTTGTTGGGTTAAGAACGATGAATCGCCCCTGATCCGCATTGAATACTGCCAGGAAAGGATTTTTGGCAACGATATCCCCCGCGCGTAATGCCGTGTTGCTGCCCTTCACCAACGGGTAGGTTCCCATCACACGGCCGCCCATCGTCAACTGCAACGTGCTGGCACCGGTATTGTTCAGGGTGGGGTAAATCAGGATCGGCGTTTTTAATGCCCATTCCGTCGAGCCATTCAGGAAGAATGTTGCCGGCAGCGCCAGCGTTAACCCGTTCGCCGTACCGCCGGCCACCGCCGACGTGTAATGGCCGCTTTGCAGTTGCTCAATCTGGACGAACTGATTTTCTGAACCGCGTGTCGCAAAGTTGGCGATCACATCGTTCAGGGACCAGCCCTTCGCCGCGGTGCCCTCCTGACCACGCACAACCGTCAGCATATCGTTGTTGACTGCGGTAAGGTGGCAAACTTCGAACACGGTTTCTTTCGCATCCGTGAGCGTAATTTTCGCGTAGACCTTGAGGGGGTTTGAGTCGTTGGCGTAGTCGTAAGTGAGCAGCCCGGCGAACAGCGCTCCCGCGCCTGGCATCACCTGTATTGTGGTCTGGGTCGCCGTAATATCTGCTGCCAACGACGACACGACGTTGTTTCCAAATCCAATAATCATTGTGCAACCACCGTTACAGAGTAGGTATAAACAAAGGGGAGTTTGACCAGGGACTGGCTGATCGCATCTTTCAGGAAATAGCCGACACCATCGCCATAATCGGGGATCGTGATGGTGAACACACCATTATTGACCGTCACGCTGATATCGAAGGTGCTTTGCAACGGCGGATCGATGCCATTCGTGCCATGAATAAATCGCGCCAGGCGGCGCTTGAGCCAGTCGATACAAAAGTGCGAGCCGTCACCTTTATAAAAATTCCAGGTCAGTATCCGTTTAAAATAATCATCGGGTACGTATGACGCCGAACCAGGCACGTAATTTTTCAGGCCGGCATAAGGAATGGCGTTGTACTCGATAGTGTTGTAGGCACCGCGGGCGATCGCATCCTCAGATATTTGCAGTAATGGCCGCCCTTCCCCGTAAATGCCGAGCGCGATCCAATCCAGCAACTCCCCCGTGATGGAGGGAGAAGTCCAGCACGGCAAATTAAGCGCATTGAGGTAGTCGAGATACCCCTGCGCCAACGTGTTATAGGCCGTGAAGAACGCGACGATGTTGGGATCGGCGTTATATTGCGTATACGGGTAAGCAGGAATGATTTTCTCAATTAGAGCTTGCATATTGCTTCACCTGTATTTGTGCCGCCGAGGTGGAGAAATAGGCGTAGGTGTCGCCATAAACCAGGCTTGACTCCGGTGCCGGTGGTTTAATTGCGCCGTTGATCCCGATTTGCACCTGGATCATGGACAGCAGCGACGCGGCAACGAGTCCCTCAACCGATTTCAGAAAAATGTCCTGTATCTGGAAAATGTTTATCGGCTGGCCAACGGCGATAGCATTAACGTAATCGGCGATATTCTGCTGCACCGCTTTTGCAACGCCGGCCGGATCGATGTAGGTCGTCGACGCTGAGTTCCAGGTGATCAGCACCACCACGTTTTGCGACGATGGCACTACGAAAGGCACCTGGTAGACGTCGGGGTAGACCGTTACCGGTATGGTTTTCTTTTCCACCTCCGCCCCCGATGGATTCGATACATCGTTGGTCAAAATAGAAATATCCGGCACGGCTTTATAAATCGCATAAGCGACTTCATAAGGATCTCCGCCACCAACAACGGCCACCCATTTTCCGAGCGTTGCCTGGCGGAACGAAATCAGGTTTTCCTGTACGCCGTTCACTTTTTTCAGCGCGGAGCGGTAGCAGTCGGGCGTGCCTTGCACACCGAACATCCCGGCTTGCATCACCTGAGCACGATACGACGCGGGGCTTTGTTCGTCCGTCCCCGGCAGACCCGCCGTCAGGTTGGTGCAAGTTACCTGGTACGACTCCGGCACGGAGGTTTTCACCTGGTTAACCGTGCCTGCCGGCACCGCCCATATTCCCGTCGTGGTGGCCAGACAATACACCGGCTCGGTTTGCCCGCTGTCGGGGATCACCGTGTCCCGTCTCACGGTATACAAATAGGTGCCATCCCCAACGGTAAACCCCTTTTGAATACCAAAGCCGGGCGGCCCCGAAAATACGACATACACCGAAGTGTTCGTCCCTTCCCCCTGCTGCACGCCGTAGATAGCTCCCAGCTGTTTCAGCAGGTGAACGTTCGCACCGTAAGGGCTGCAAGAATTGATCAGATCAACGCGCGCCTGGTCGCAAACCAGCAGCGCGCCGACGCTGGTGCTGGTCATGTCCTCAATCAATGAACCCGGTAAATCGGTCGTGATCCCAGGTGAAAGCCGCGTCGCCGTTTCTATAACCTGCTGGCGCAACTCTTCCGCCGTTTTGGCGACGGGGCCGGTAATATCATAAATAACGGGTAAATCGCTCATACATACACCTTCGCCACTATTTTCGAGCCCGAGTTGGTGATAACCGAAATGTCGTACACCGGCGGATCAACTTCGGTCAGTGCAATCTGAAGTGAAGAAAAATGGCCGCTGAATTGCTGTTGCAGCCGATTCACGTAAAAGGTGGGGATAATCTGCTGGATCACCGAACCGTTGGCGGGAATGCCGTGATTCGCGAAAAAAGGGGACTCCTGCGGCGCCAGCTTGAGATTCTGCACCAGCGTGGTGAGATAGACGGCATCGTTGAAGCCATTCGCGTCAGTGGCGATCGTGACCCACTTGCCGGATTCGTCTTGCCCGTACGTTCTCATTCGGTAATGCTCCCGTCGAAACTCGTTGTCGGGCCGCCGGTGTTTTGCCCACCGTTGCCGTTACTGTGCTGATGGGAATTCACCCAGGTAAGCAGCTGCTGCCAGCCCTCATGCATAATGGCCGGGCTGGTGCTGGCCTGCCCATCTGCCAGGGTTCCGTTCTGGCCGGTCAGCGACCATGAGCCATTTGTCAGCGTCAACACGGTACTGCCCACCGTGACCTTGAACTGCTCAGGCGTGGCAATCGTGATGCTCTGAGGCGTCAGCAGGAACGTCGTCTTGCTGCCGGCATCGCGTATCGTGACGCCTTCCGGGCCATACAACGTGAGCACTTGGCCATCGACGCCCTCCCATTCCGTATGACTGATCGGCAAGAACACCAGCGCGCTGAGATTGGCCGGCGGCGTGAGGTCGGCAGTACCGCCGCCCTGTCCGCTGGCACCGCCCAGATACGTATCCGCCGGGATGACGATCCCCCGGTCCCCCGACTGCATGGGGTAGCGGATATACTGCGGACCAAACAAAGGAAGGGTGACCTGCGGCAACATGAAAGGAATATCGCGCAGCAGGAAAGACACTGTGACCATATTGCCCGATCGGCTCACCACCGAGGCCGGCAGCACCTTGCCGGCCATCTGCATGGCGTCCGAGATTTTTTGTTCGGCGAACCGATGCATGTTTCCGGCGAAACTCTGTTTTTTTTCAATGCTCATGTTGCAGCCATTCCTCCCGTCGGGTGGGCCTCAAGCACCGTCACCCAACTGTTAGCGTCCGGTTGCCGACTGTTGCCAAGGAGCCGCACAGAAGAAACCAGAAAGTCACCGGTAAAGGCGGCATCATCACGGAATTGAGAATAGGAGGAGGCTTGTATCATCGGCCGTAGTTTTTCCGGCATCCGAATATAATCCCCCACCTGAATATCGCTGCGCATGACGCAGGGAATACTGACCGTGCCAAATTGCACCCACGTTGGTTGACCGACCAAATCGGTAAACGCTATCTGGATTGGATTTTGGTTGCGGTAACTGGCGCTTTTTTTCGAATCCTTGTCGATATGGTTGTCAAAATCATTATCGAAGACGCGGATCTCCTTACCATTCACCACCGTTATTTCTACGCCAGAATATTTATCATCCCTGATGATATTTCTGCTCAGCGATTTTAATTTTGCCGCCAGCTCGGACAGGCTGCCGCAAAACATGTTGCTGTCGTAGTTATTCACCAGCCGCTCGCTGATACTTATCGAGTAACGATAATCACCGCCCATGTTCTGGAAACATTGCGTCAATGCGACAGACAGTTTTATTCCCTTATTCCACGGCAGCGTTAAGTTGATGGGTGCCAACGGCGCGGGATTCACCGCAGAGACTGCCCCCGCCGTTACAATCAGGTCAGTCCGTAGCTCAGTGCCCTGCCAGTTTCCCAGCACCTGCCACACCGTTCCCTCCAAGACCAGCCCTTGCTGTGCAGGTTTTGCCAACGGCAACCCCTTCGACATACCCACCCACATTTTTATCGTCATGCCAAACATGTTTTGTCTGGCCTGCTGCATATCTTTCGGGCCGATCCCCCAAATCGTGATGCAGCTTTGCCCTTTGGGTGTAGACTCGCCAAATCGCTGGATATCAAACTCAATCATTAAATTGCCGGGATTGAAAACCCCATTTTTGAGGCTGGAATATTGTTTGAAGAGTTTTCCGGGGTTGCCGTCTTTATCAGGCGGGGTAAAAATCTGAATATCGTAATACCTCATCAGTTGATTACCTCTATTTGTCCCGATGAAGATCGCCACACCATTTTCGTATTCGTAAATGCCCCGATAAGCAAATTAATGTCGTAGCCCACCGGCGAGTCGATCATGGGTGTGGTTAGCAGGCGATTTCCTGAGTTGTCAGTAATATTGAGATACCAGCGCTGCGCAGCAATATTCCATTTGGTCTGGCAGTTATACACCTCGCCATCGAGCATCGGCGTGAAAATCATGCTTTTCTGCTCATTACCAGAAAACGGATAAAGTGTTGTGCTCATAAATTAAACGCCCCGCTCAATTTACCGATAAGCCCGGTCACCGCATCCGAAACACTGCTACCCAGGGAGGTATTCCCGAGTGCGGAAACCGTATTGGTCCAGGCGCTTTCCGTGGTTTTATCGCCGTTATCAATCTTGCTCAAATAACTGTTGATCGCCTGTTCAGCACCGGTTTCAGTTATCAGCGGCTGTTCAAAGTCCCACAACCATTGACGCTGCGGCAGCGGATCATTCGAGCCAGTTACGTCCCGAACGGTGCGCAGGATGCAGCCGCTATAAATCAGCGACGGTGTGGCCACAACAAACGTGCCGCCAAGGTTGGCGTGCGCCTGTAGGACGGCTTGCAATGCGCTGAGCGTGACCAGCTTTGTCAGCGCGCCGGTATTATCATTCACTGGCGCATCCATCAGCATGAGAATACGCAGCGGCTGCGCCAGCAGCGCATTCGCGGCGACCGCCTGGTTAGCGAAGGGATAGCGGCCGATATCGTAATCCACCATGCTTGCGCCCTGCGCGGCGCGCCAGTGGCAAAAATATTTATCCAGGTCTGTCAGATTCGCCGCGCCGCCCAGCAGGTTGCTGACATAACTGGCGCTCTGCGTCAGCGCCACGATCGGCAACATCCCGCCAGGGATGCTCTGCGCCACGCCGTCGCAAAGGATCACCGGGGAGATTTCAAACCCCAATTTGTAGAGCTCGCGGGTAAATGCCATTAACCGAATCCTCCGAGTTGCGTGCTCGAGACAATCGCGCTGCCGCCGGTGTTGTTGTACACCACCACGCCTGCGCTGCTGTTTCGCCTCTGGTTATCCAGGATCTGCTGCAATATCTGATCGGTTTTACCCGATGCCTGTTGAGGGGCTGCCGCGGGCAGGTTTTGACGGGTTCCAGGACGTTCTTCCCCATAGGCAGCTGCATACTGCTCTTTCACGCTGCCGACCGCGCCACCGGCGTTATTGATTATCCGGGTGACTTTTTCCTCACTAAGGCGATTCCCCATCCCCTCCTTGACCGACATTGAAGAAATCAGCTGGGCCAACACTTTCGGATCGTTGAGGTTCAGCTTTTCAAACTCGGATCGGCCGGTTGCCTTGGTGACATGATCAATGTACGCCCGCGTGTTGTTCTCCTTCGGTGGCGCCCATTTGCCGACAATATCGTGGATGTTGTCGACGCCTCTGGTGCCATAAATTTGGAGCTGTTTGGCCGCCGCCAGCACCCCCTCATCCAGCGTGGGGAACACTGCAAATTTTCCGCTCTTGGTGTTCGCCGTTTGATACCCAGCCGCCGCGCGCAGATTCGCCGGGTTGTTGAAGCGATCGGCAATGGTTCTGCCCCTGGCGCTCACGTCCGCCGGACGCGCATCGACAGGCTCAACCTTGCCACTGGAGAAAAAGTGTTTGACGCCTTTCAGCCATCCCCAAACATGCGGATCGTCGTCAGTACCCGGCGTGTATGTCTGACCGCTCTGCGGATCCGTCCGCTTTTCGTCGCTGAGCATGGAAGAGTGAGATTTCACATCGTCCAGCGTGATATCGGTTTTTCCCGTTACCCAGTCAATCACCTTGCCGATCAGCCGCCCTAACCGCTCAACACCGGTCATGAACGATTCAACGTCGCTTTTAAACTCGGGCGAGGCCAGGTAATTACCGAACCGCCGGATGCCGTCTGCCAGCCCATCCAGCCATTTCCCCAACTCTGGGGATTTAAGGACGGTATCCACCGCGCCGGAGAAAGCATCGGAGAGTTTCCCCAACTCAGGCGTCAGTGGTGCCAATCCGCGGATGAAGGTGTTTTCAATGCCGACCTTACTTCGATCCAGCTGAATGTTGAAATCCTGCCACTGCTTCAACTGCTGGTCCGTCAGTTGCAGGCGCTGAGTATCCTTCTGCGCCTGCTTGGTCATCGATTCGATCTCAGCGTCGCTCATTTTTTTGAAGCGATTGAGATCGTCGAGGGTGAAGTAGTTGGTCAGGCCGTAGGCTTCCGCACCTTGCTGGGTGCTGCCGTTACGCACGAAGATATCGCGCGCGCTTTTTATCATCTGCGGCAACAGGGTCGCCGGATCCTGATTGGGGTTATCAATCCCCATCGCCTTAAACTGCCAGCGCTTGCTCAGGTCCAGTTGGCTATCCCGAATGGCGCCCAACGTGCCGACTGGGTTACCGAGCACCTTCTGGTAGTTCACCGCGCTGGCATTGAGGCCGCCAGCAGTGGTTCCCAGTCCCATCGATGTGAACCGCTGCGCAGCAGCAGAACCCGCCAGGCGGTTGATACCCCACAGCCCACCCGCACCGGCCAGACCAGAAAACAGCCCCAGCACGGCCCCCCATGAAAGCAGGCTCGTCGTGGCGTCCTTCATGTGGCCGGCCAGACTCTTCGCGTCCTTGCTGGCCTTACTCAGGAATTTGCGCGCGCCGCTGCTTTTCTTGTTGAACTCGGACTGCGTTTTATTGGCCTTTTCGAGATTGCCATTCAGGCGGTCGAGCCCCTCGTTAATGGACGCAACGGCGGCGATCCCTTCGTTGAAGGCCTGGGCTATGGCCTCCGTGCTGCCCAGTACCTTTTCCGTCTGCTTGGCTGAATCGCCGATACCCTGCGCTGCGCCTCGCCATTGCTCCGGCAGTTCTTCGAGCGCCTTCTGGTATTCATTGAATTTTTCGAGGAACGCCTGAAATTTCTCGTCCTGAACATCAATTTCAACAACGGATTTAGCTGCCATTGAAATAGCCCTTCTGTCTTATTTCTTCCAGAATGAACCGCTGCCGGAAATGGAGCGGGCTTTTGTAGTCGCCAAAATCCAGTTCCCGGCAGAGTTCCCGGAATCCCTCACAGGAGGCCCAGGTCAGGAGGGAATGTACGACAGTTCCTGCGGGGCTGGCGGGGTCGGGGTATCGGTAGCCGTCTTCGACTTCGGTAAAGAATCGCGAAACGCCGTAGCGTTCAATGAGACGAGTTGCCCACTGTACATTTCGAGCGTTTTCCCCACCGTCGGGGCGATCAGGCTGGCTTTCTGAATAGCAGAGGAGACCATAAAAAACACCACTTCGCCCTCGACCTCGCGGTATTCATCCGGCTCGATGATCGCCTGCTTAAACGCTACCTCTAGCGGCACAGGTCGCCATACGCCGTTATCGTTGAAGATCACGGTGGTCAGGCGCTGAATATCATCAACAAGCGTCGGCGTATCCGCGGGAATGTCCCCGATATCCTGCCGCGCTTTAAGAATATTTCTCAGCATCATCGCGGCCACACGCGGCGCGGCGGTCGCACCCACGGATGTGAAGAAGTTGTGGAACATGTTCCCCAACAACACGCAGTTCTCCTGCACCACCTCATATGGGAACGGTACAACGTGCAGGTACACCAGCGATCCGTCCTCGCGCGTAATCGTGCTGACGAAATTCAGTTTTCTGTCAATTTTCATACCCATCAATCCCACATCTTGTCGTTGGTGGTCAGGTAGCCGGAAATGGTCGCAACAAAGCCGGCATCCGTACCGTTGAGGGTGATTTCGTTAAAATTCACCAGGTAGCAGTTCAGAATGGTGTAGTTGCCGAAAGTGGTTGCATCCGGCGTAACCACCACCTCCCCTAGGGCGGTGTCGGAGGCAAACTGTCGCTGATAGCTGGCGGCCAGCCCCTGCGTTTTCAGCAAATGAACAGTCAAGGTCACCTGCTGGTAAGGTGCCTGGCTGCCCACGGTGCCGGTCATCGTGGGGATAATGTCAGTGGCGGCGGTATCCGGCCGCATGCTGATCCCCTCTTTGCCCAGGAATGACGCCGTGACGTTTAACGCCGGCTTGTCGGTAATGCTCACCGCGCCCCGGACACGGTTAAGGAATCCCTGCGGAACTAATGGATTTGGCATTTATTACGCCCCCACAAAATTGGTTACGTTGAGGTTGAAGGTGATGGACTCGAAACCACGCTTCGGTGTGACAACCGCACTCAGGCCGCTGTATTTCCCATCGGCGTAATCGGACGGATTCAGGCTGGTGTAGTTGGCGAACGGCACGGCGTTGATCACCGCGCTGCCGGCGTAGGTGCCTTTCTCGTACTCTTCGTTGAAGACGTCCTGGCTGAGTTTCGTGTCGATCACCTGGCCGAGGATCAGCCCATAGCTGATGCCAGATCGTAGCGTTTTTAACCCACGGCGCTGCAAGCGGTCGATGCCGTTTTGCTCGTAGTAAAGCGGGTTAACGGTGGTGTTGGAGCCGTTGATCACCTCATTCGCCAGATCCATCTCCAGATTGATGGCGCACCAGGCCACTGCATACCAGTAGTTGAACGGCATGCCGTCCAGCATATGGCCGGCGACCAGCATCTTGTTGCTTAAACCACCCTCGGCCGCCGTGCCGATGTAGTTGATGTTGCTGTCCTGCAGGGATTTGAGCAGCTTGCCGTTCCCGGCAGGCGGATAATCCGTCACGCCATACATGAAGCGGAACGCCATCGGCGGCACCATATTCGACGAGCTTGGATCGTTGGCCAGCGACGACTGGAACGGTGCAGCCATCGAAAACTCGGTAGCGCCAATCCCCGGAGCTTCAACGCCGGCGAACACATTCGGGTATTTACCCGTCGCCCACGCTTCATAGGTGGCAATGGTGGTGGTGACAAAAAACTTCACCAGCGATCCCGGCGAGGTGTAGTTGTTCGCCAGCGTCTTGAATGTGGCCTCTTCGTCCCATTCGCGGGGAACCAGGTAGGAGAAGAATTTTTGATAGGTGTTGCCCAGCGAAATATCTTCGTCGATAAACTTGCTCAACGCCTTGATCGCATCTGCGGCGCTAAGTTCGCCCAACTCCAGCACATAAACCGCGCGGCTGCTCCCCTGCGCCCAGTAGGTGGTATTCATCTGCTGAATTTCACCGGCGGCTACGGAAAGCACGGTTCCCATCTTTGTTGCGGTACCCGGATTGCTGCTTAACGTATAGGTAAACGCCTTGTCGCCGGTCACCGTTGCGGTAAACGCGCCGTTGTATCCCTCCGGCTCCACACCGGAGATCACTACCGGCACGTTGTCTCCGTTGGCCCAGCCATGCGCAGCGGGTAGCGTCACCGTGACGGTATTCGTTGCCCAGGCGATTGCCGTGATCGTTTTCGCCGGCGCGACAATCGTTTTCAGGTCGTCTTTTGACGTCAGCAGCTCGTAACTGCCTGGTGCCAGCGTCGTCCCACCGACAGAGACCAGCGCGCCGGATTTCAGCAGTTGGCTCGGCTTCGGTGGGTTGGTGACCGATACATTAATATTCACTATGGCCATTTAATTATTTCTCCACATAAATGGACGGGATGGCGGACGTGATCAGCTGGCGGGCGACATTCCTCATCCGCTGCTGATAGTAATTGACGCGAAATTTAATCTTCTTCCGCATGGCGATGATGTTGAGCTCGTTTTGCGTCACGCGCTCATCCTGCACCACGGGAATATTCATCACGCCCATCTCGGCATCATCGCTGAGCGTGTATTGCTGGACGTAGCGGAGAAAGTCCTCTACGGATGCATTGCGCAGACCAGTTACCGAGATCGTGACATCCTCGGAAACCAGCTGGTACTGGTTGGATTTTTCATCCAGGTAAAAAGCGCCGGCGACTGGTACCGGGTCACTGCATTTCACCGTGGCATACGGTGGCGCCAGGTTCTGCATTGACAGCATGGCCGGAAACATCGGCATGTATTGGTTCAATGACAGCCAGATAGGCAGCGAACTGGAAACCACCACATCCGCCAGATCGATATCGGTCGGCGAGTTGATGATCTGCGACATCATGTGCGGGTAAATGGCGTGCCCTGTGTAGTGGTATATGTTGGCGGGTTCGTTCAACCCGGAACGGCGGGAAAATGCAAACCGGATGCCGTAGAACTCGCCGATGTAGAGCACCTCAGAGCCAATATCATTGAAGGGATCGATATCGGCCTGCGCGGTAAACGTCACCACGTTTTTGTCGTAGAGCTGCTCCTCATCCTGAATGCTTTCCGTTGTCAGGTGCAGGTAGCCTTTTACGTCCTTGGTATCCGGTTCACTGCCCGGATCATCGGCAATTGACGCCTTTACCCAAAACACGAAGCCATCCAGCGGAAGCACTTTCCTGATGTACTTCGTGAAGGTGACCACCTGAAAGCGGCTCAGGTCGTCAAGCCCCTGCGTCAGTGTGGCGTTAAGCTCGGTTTTCGCATTCTGCTGAAGTTCACTCAGGGAAGGCATTTAACACCCCGCTTACCCAGGCGCGCATGGCTGCCTGATAATTTCCTGTATCGATAAATGATTCTCGCGGATCGCCCCTCTTATTTTTGAAACGCTTCGAGATGCCAAGCAGCGCGCGACGGGTAGGAACTCCCGGCATTCCGTTCATCTCGCCGTTATCCAGAAAGGCCACGAACAAGTCGTGGATCCGCGACATGGATTCTGCAAGCGGGTCCCTTGATGGCGGTGCGCCTGCCAACATGTTTTCAAGATTTGCAGCGAGGTCTTTACTCATCAGCTCGGCAATGTCATTGCCATACCGATCGAAGAAGGTCTGCATAATCTGGTATTTTTCCTCCAGATATACTGCAACGTCGCTGGTTGTGGTGTTCTCATCCCCATAAGGAATATCGATAACACCCAGATGAAAGGTGATCATGACAACCCCCACAGGCTGCCAAACTGCTCAGCAATCATCAGATAGCGCCGGCCATACGGGTCTTTAAGCATCTGGAGATCTGCCAGAGACAAGTTTTTGAAGAAATCTGGCACCAAACGCTGAGAACTTGTTGCGTTATCACTGGCCCCGGTAATAACACCAGCGGTGAAATCATTGAGGCCATATATCTTCCTGAATTCAGCAAACACGGGTTCAGTGCCGTAGTTGACCAGGAAAGACGCGCCGAGGTTATACACAGCAACGGTGTACAGGTTCGGCATAACGCACGCGATATCCGAGTTAACCCATTCGACCGCGCCGCCATAAGCCAGGGAAAATGACGGAGAGTCGTCGGGAACCTGTTCAGCAGTTACCTTCATGTCAGTTCGAATGAATTCAATAAATCCCGACAGGCTCGTTGTCATTTTTTCTTGTTCCCGGATTTTTCAGTCACGATGGTTTCGTTAACCACGTCTGCGTCTTCGTTATCATCGCGGCCTTTCGCCTGCTCTGCGCTGACCTCCATTTCACCGGAATAACCGGTACCGCTATCACGCAATGCGCTGTCAAGCGCCGCCACGGATGCCTGGCGGCGTCCGTGCGCACCACGGGTCAAGTGAATGTCGTTATCACGAATGGTCTTCTCGATTACCGCCGCAGATACGGGCTTGTTAAGGCTGTAGCACAAGCCAACAAATGCCTGGCTTTGGTCGATTCTCGTTGAGTCGATCAGCCCATACATCTGGTGATGCTGAATAACTGATTCCACCTCTTCAGTGGAGCCGTCCAGCACCATCATCTGATCGCCGTGGTTAATCGGGATCTGGACAAGCCGACCGGTCTCCAATTTGCGGTAAGCAAAAATTTGGCGTTGTTTGGTGGTGTTAGCGATAAAAAGTTTCATGGGTTACCTCATAAAAAAGCCCCTGCAGAGTTTCCCCGGCAGAGGCTTAACCACTACAAGAATGGATCAGGCGCTGTAGGCCATCGACAGGATAGTGATGGCTTCCGGGCGGACCGCCCAGCCAGCGGTAGAACGCATTTCGGACAGAACATCAATGGCGCCACCAGCAATCGGTGTCGGAATTTCACGCGGCGCGGCCATGTCGCAGAACATCAGGGCGTTCGCAGCAAGAGACGGGGTCAACTTGGCGAATTCGTTGGTGTTAACGGTCGAGTTAACCATTGGCACCTCAACCTCCGGGATGGTGATTACCACCGCATCAGTGCCGCCCGCACCAGCGCCGATTAAGGTGTCGTCATACACCCAGTCAACCTGGACGTTTGCCCCTTTCAGCACTTCTTTTACCGTGTTACCCACGGTATCAGTACCGCCGCCAGGACGCTGGTAAGAAGTCAGCTGCACGATCTGCTGAATCTCCATTGCGCCGAGAATACGCTGAGGACCAAGGATAACGACACGCTGCTGACGACCCAACTGCATGGTACGGGTCATAGCGGCCTGAACATGGCCCAGCAGATACACAGCCATCTGGCCGTGATCATAAGTCAGCACGGTGGTGTTGTTGTTGCTGTCCGGCGGCAGAGACTCGGTGGTGGCACCAGCGGTATTCAGTAGTCCCTCACCACCGGCGGGGTTCATACCGTACAGCAGAGCGGAACGGAGCTGCTGGAAGATGCCTTGGCGCATACCGAGGCGCTGGGCCTCCGGCAGAGCAAAGTTCCAGTTACCGGCCGCTGCCATGTCGTGGTGATCGTAGATACCACGGCAGCGGAACAGATAAGTTGGGGTAGAAATCATCTTCGCATCCAGCGCCACGCTTGGAAGCTGGTTGCCGTTTCCAGACTGGCTGGAGGTGGATTGGGTACGGATATCCAGTCGGCGCATGTAGACGTACTGGTCGCCAACGCCGAGCCGAACTTGCGGGTTACCGCTGGCGATGGTTTCAAACGCACCTGATGCCTGCTGGTAACCGAGGATCATCTCCGGCGCAATATACGACGGATTGACGATGGTGTAGCTGGGGGTAATTGCAGCCATTTAATTCAGCTCCCGATTAAAGTAAGACCAGCGCGCAGCTGTCGGTGTTATTCCAGGTCAGGAAACCCGTCTTGCTGTCATAGCTGACAGTCTTTGAGTTTCCTGATTCGATGGCGATCACTTTTACCGGCAGCGTGATGTCGGAAAGCGTTACTGCGCCCAAAGTGCCCTGCGTGGTTGCTGCGCCACTTGGTGCAGTCGCCGGGGCATAAGTGAAGGAGGTCGAGTTTGGAACGGAAACCACAACAACGGTGCCGTTGTATGCAGCTGGCGCCACGCCGCTGATTTTCACGTACTGGCCAGCGCTCAGGCCGTGGGCTGATTCGGTAACGGCTGTTGCCACACCAGCAGCATACGTCACAGCGGTGGTTGCGATATCAGCACCGGCAAAACCCGCCGCTGCTGCGGTGGTTAGCTGGTTGTTTACAAAGTCCCAGGCCAGAGCCGTCTTCACGGATGCGCCACTGGTGCCCAGCGCAACAACCTGCGCAGACGCTTTCAGGGGAACACGCATGTTGGAGCCGAGACGATAGTACGACACGCTCATACCGGATGCGTACAGTGGCACCGGTGACTGTGGTGTGGTCAGCCCATTGTGCGCCTGATTGAACACGGTGAAGCCTTCCAACTCGGCGACTGACGCAGCGTGGCGGATTTGTGAACCGCGCGGACTAGAATGCGTGCCTGGCAGAAGTTCAGCCACCGGCAGACCGCCCCACAGAGGTTTAGTTTCCGTTGCCGCCACGGTGCCCGCGGCCAGATTAAAGCGGTTAGCCGGGTCATCCAGAGCAATGCCCTGGACATAACCGTCGGACTGCACGCCGAAGGAACCCAGCGCATTCGTGGTTGCCATCGGATTAAGAGATAAATTAGCCATGCTTCAGAGCTCCCGTTAAGCCTGGTTGTTGAAACTGGTGACCTGACGTTTACCTGACTGGAACGGAGCCCAGGTAGCCGCAGGATCGCCTTCGAATGTGCTTATCTGGCGGCCGGTCGCATCAGCGCGTTTGATTTCACGCAGCGTGCCAGGGCCGACAGACAGACTTGCCGATTTTTGCGCATCGGCATAAATCTGCTTTTCAGCAAATCCAAGCAGCGCGGAATCAGCGATTGATGACAGATCGACGGCCTTAAAGTCCGGCGAGTGTTCCTGCAACTGGATCATCAGACGGCGACGGTATGCCAGCGGCTTTTCGCCAGACAGCGGGACCGGCGCGCGTTTGCCAAAGCAGGAGAACACGCTGTCAGCCCTCACCTGCGCGTCAGCAACCTCGTTACGTTCTTCGTCACTGAGTTCGGTTGGAATGCGGGAGCGCAGATCAGCAATTTCCTGACGCAGTTGAGAATCTGCCTGTTCTTTTGCCATGCGTTCGGCCTCTTCAGCATCAGCCTTTTCTTTGGCCTCAGCGTCGGCTTTTTCCTTGGCGGCAGCTTCTTCCGCGTCGGCTTTGGCTTTGGCTTCTTCTGCTTCTTTCGCCTCAGAATCAGCCTGTTCTTTTTTGGCTGCCTCTTCGGCATCAGCTTTTTCCTTGGCCTCTTTCGCCTCAGAATCAGCTTTTGCCATGCGGGCATCGATCGCTTTGTTGATAAGCGCTACGATTTTTTCCTCGTCCATCTTTTCAGCCTCATTTGGAATGGAATCAGATTTAACACCAGTAGGGGCAAGGAGCTTGTCCCATACACCCTGTTCACAAATTGCAACGTGGTCGAGCAATACCGGGGAACCTTCCACCAATAGAGGCTGACCGTCGATTTTGATGATTGAGTCCTGCATTTCGCTATACGTGACGGTTGGCGAGGTGCTTAACTGCTTGGTCGCCATAATTCCGGCGGCTTCGGCGTCATACACCCGGGCAATAGCCCAGACCTCGCCATTATCGGCAACCCAACTGTTCGTCAGGGTGCCGATAACACGCTTCGCAAATTCATCGCTATCGAGCTTGTTTTTCTCCGGGTGCAGCCAAATTAGCGGTACACCGGCAACGCGTTGGAGAAACTCAGGAGTGAGATAGTCATCCGGGTTACGGAATGCCATCTGTTGATCTGCAGAGCGCCAGGTAACCCCCGTTCCGGTCACCCGGATGGCGAACATCCACATGTTGATAAAGTATTGCGGGCTGCTTAATGTCCCATCAGCGATGAGTGCGGCCACTTCGGTTTCATTGAGCGCCTGCTGCGCCAGCATCTCAGCAAAAGGCTGATGAAGCGGCTTAGGCAGATCGTCAATATGGAACCACCCGGCGGCCAGCGATTCGTCGTTAAGCTTCGCTTCAAACTGCTCCGGCACCTCTGCGCGAAATGTCAGGTAATCACCGTAGACGCTGTGCGGATTCAGCGGGCCATCGTACTGATACCCCACTTCCTCCAGCACTTCGCGGCGCGCAGCATCAATAGCGAGCTCGCCCGGTTCGACCGTGCCGCCAGGTTGACACCACGTTCCATCATCAGAGCGCTGGATCAGGAAGACGAACTTACCCTGACGGAACATTATCCCGCTGCCAAAAATAGCCACGTTTTAATGCCCCTATGCTGCTTTCATTGACTCCATGAACTTGTGACCCTTCTGGGTCAGCATGTATTCAGGAATACTGCGGATGTTGTAGATGTAGGTCACATAGCACTGGCAGAAAACCTCTTCACCAGGCTGAGTGATTTCATCGAGATACCCGGCAGGACCGGCTTTCACATACCCGTTTTTTTGCGCCCAGTTCCCGCGAATCAGGTAGTACAACTGATCGCGCTCCTTGTGGTCTTCGCGGAAGTCATAACCGGGCCTGCGCCAATGGCTGTGCCAAATCGCCGCAATCGCGTTATTACTCGTTGCGATCACGTTATCAATGTTGGCTATCAGCTTGCGGTTCTGGTCGATCATCACGCGGCGCGCTTCATAGTCCACCTTCTCGGCAGCCTTCTGAATATGATCCGCTGTTGCCCGCATCGTCCCCTGAATGCCAGACAGCGCGATGCTATCAGCAGAAGGAATGCTGCTGGCCCAGCCGCTAAAACGCGACAACGTTGTGTCGATAGCTTTTTTGCGGTTGAGCTGGATAAGGTCAGCGCTGGACAGGATCCGCCTGTCGAGTTCAGTCCTCAGTTTTGGTTCGAGGTAGTTGAGCGTAAAGCGGGATATGCCCTGGTGCCGTTTCAGCGCGCCAGCGCGACCAACCTGCAGATCATACGATTTAGTCAGGTTCCGCGTGACCATCGCCATATAGTCGTCCGCAGTTTCACTCTCGGCAGCCTGCCGGATGATGCTCTGCCAGCGCTCCAGCTCCTCGCGAGACGTGTAGCCGTTGCGAAGAAAGAACTTCACTGCCTCACGAACCGTTCTTGTAAATGTCCTCATAGCATCATCCCACCGCCCGGATCTTCAGCCTTCGGTGGCTCTGGCGGCGGATTATCTTTTAGCGAGTCGTAATCGAGGTTAAGCCGTTGAGGGAAGAGGTTCTCGTTAGCGTTGGCGTTTTCACACGCCCACTCGATCAGCGTTGCGCGGTTTTCGGGGTCAGCGGTGAGTTGCGGCAGTATCGATTCCAGCATGCTGACGATGGCCTTAAAGCGCGTTTCGTCTACCTTCACCTTTTCGCTCTCTGGCTCCTTGAGGGAGGACGGCCAGCGGTATTCGAAGTTATTTATCCACATCGAGAAATACACGCTGTAGGTGTTTTTCAGTTCCGGGAAGTCGGCTCGCAGCGACTGGAAAAACTCTATGCTCCATGCCCGGTACTGGCATACACGAATAAAGAATGCATAAAGCTGATCAAGCCATTCACGGATGTTGTCGATGTACACAGCAACGGCGCGCGCATCTTCAGTGCCTTCCCCGAAGCCCTGGGCGAACGTCTCAGAGTTAAGAATGATCGCCGGCATATCAGCGGCGGCGGCCACGTTCTCCAGAATGTGCTTACGGGCAGAGTCGAGAGGTTTTTCCAGGTTGCTGAGGTCGATTGACTCGATATTATCTTTGTCACCGATTTGCAGAACTTCTCCCGTTTTCCCTCTTTTCAACATCATGCGCTTAATGCCGCTCAGCTTCTGCATCATGTTGTTGACGACGGAGCTTGGCCCCTGAATTTTTGTTACCAGCAACCCGCCCTTCACGGCCACCATGTCATCAGTGCGCATGGTCTGGATGAAGGATTTCAGCGGATAAAGCGCGCGTTGGTAGACGCTACGCCCGGTGAATCCGAATGCCGCCGGGTTGTAAGCCAAATAGATCGGGTCTTCGTTTTGCACGACGACACAGCGCGATTTGTGATATGGCTTTCCGGCAACTCGAATGCCATCGACTTTCTGAAAGTCCTGCGCATTCGGATCCTGATTCAACACGATGCTGCCCGCGGTGTTCAGCGGGTCGAGGATATTAAAGCTGACGTTGTGTTTATACAGCGTGCGGTAATCGAGCGATTCATTCGGTTCCTGGTTATCCACCAGCATTGCCACCGCCGACACACCGTAAATTCGGGCAATCCGTGCAGCGTTGGCAATGTGCTGATTAGCTCCCATAGCTTTCCATTCGCGCTCGAACGCATCGCGCAAGCGCTGCTCAAGGCCATACGACAGAGCAACATGCACGGTGCGCGGTTCATTCATCGCCATCTTAATGGGACGATCCACCATCTTGCCGCCCAACGGGTGGTAGAGGTAGACCGTTTTGCAGGTCTGATAGCCCGCCGTTGATCCTGGCTGAATATCATCGCTGTCCAGCAATGCCATCAACTCTGAATGAGAGCAGCTGCCGATTTCGAAATCATCTTCGTTCATTGGTTTTCTCGTCAGAAGCCGTCGCCATTGCCTAACCCAAGCGCGACGCCATAGTTGAAACAGTCAAACAGGTCATCGTCCTGATTTTCTTCGCCAATGATGAACTGGAGCACTTGCGTCAGAAGATGGTTTTTCTTCGACTGCTTGTATTCCACCAGCTTGTCATAGGCGTATTTCGAGATGCGTACTTTCCCCGACGCAACATACCCGGAGATATTGATGGCGCGGGACTCTTTGGGCAGCGATGTGAGCTCGCTATCGATTGGGTGAACGTTCCAGCCCTCGTTGGCCCCTTGCTGCAATAGCGTGATACCGGTGGCCTTGTCCTCGATAAACAGCCCAGCCGTGCCCATACGTGCCAGACATATTTCGCTGAGGTGTTTAGCTTTTCCAACCCACTGCGGCACTATGTCTTTCAGGAAATACCCGTCAATCTGGATAATGTCCCAGTCAAGAATGACCAGGCAGGGCGTTGGGAAGTTGCTAAGTGCGAACCAGATGCAGGCTGAACCATCGTTCTGTAACTGGCCTTTCTGGGCGCAATCGACAACGCCATAGACGGTATCGCAACTCGCCGGGTAATCGACCGGAACGCCGTTCTCCAAAAGCCATTCCATCTTGAAGAAGTTTTGCCCCCGCCAATCGACGAAATCAGCGTTGTATTCCTGCTGAACCACCATCGGCGGACGACCGGCGATTATTCGTGCCAACGCCTCGGGGTTAATGGTCGGGTTCGCTGCGGTAGGTGCGTGGTGCTCTTCCCACCCCATCGATTTATCGTTGCAGGCCTGATAGAAAAAGTTCTCGTCGTCCACGCCCTTCGGCGTACCGGCCATCACAGCGTCGCCGTCATAATCGAGCAGCGTCGGCTCTATCGCCTGTTCCCAAATATCACGCATGCCCTTTTTAACCAGGCTGCCTTCGTCGATGATGACTTTGTGATATTTACGGGAACGGCCAGCGTCCGGGTTGTCCAGCGTCCAGAATTCAACCTGACCACCGCCGATCGTCTCAATTATCGAATCCGTCTTGCTGGAACTGGTTGTGATCGGCTTGAGCAGATCACGAATGGCCTTAAACGAGGGAAGTAGGATTTTATAGGACGGCGCAAACCAGCCCACGCGCATCTGTTTTGCCGCCCAGTTGCCGCCAGCCTGCTCTAACATGGTGGTTTTGCCAAAGCGGCGACCGGCGCGGATCACTTTCCGCTTCGCCGGCGAGCGATAAATTTTCTTCTGCCCGTCATGGAACGGCAGGAACGTGATCGTGTGTTCAGTCGCCATCGGGAGAATTCACCAGGTTGATAATAATTTGAGGCTCACCGCCCTCTTTACTTTCTGCGGCGGCTTTTCCTCCTTTGGGCTGCATTAATTGAATCAGCATTTGTCGTGCCGATTTTTTATCTTCGGTTAAAACCTCAATGCCATTTTTGGTCTGCTTCACGCCGAGGAAATAAGCGTGCTCATTAGCGTCAAGGTCGCGGGTGTCCCCTATCAACAATTCCCCTTCGCCCTCGCCATTGCAGCGCGGACAATCCGGGTTAGGGTCGGCGTTAGTGACAAATCCAAGGCCGCCGTATTCAGGCTCTGACCGGCCATCCTTCATCGCTTTTGCAGCGGCGCGGTCGTACTCCTGAATATCCCGCCATTGGTATAAATTATTTTCGCCCCAGCAGTGGCGGCAATTCACACGGCGGTATTGCGTCAGCGCGTTAGGGTCGGCCCGCGTTATCGCCACCAGCTGATCGACAATTTCATCAAGGTCTGCGGTGTAGCGTTCCCGGAAGCGATTTAACAGCGCCCTGATAGCCTTCGAAACCTTAACATTCCTATACAGCCGGCTGGCAGCAGCATAAGCAGCGTTGCCTTCGCACTTGTAGCCCGCTTTTCTATACGCCTCGACTCTGTTTTTTGTTTTTACATACCAATAAACAAAAAGAGCGTGCTGGTCAGAAAGTCCGAATTCATCAGGATCAAATACCCGATCAAAATCGTCCTCTGAAGATTTTTCTTCATTGGAAATTTTCCGGCGCGGCTGTTGGAAGCCATCAGGATCTTGCTGCTTTTTTTGGGGCGTTTTTTTTGGGGCAGAATTATTTTTTGCCCCGTTTTTTTGCCCCGCTTTTGCCCTTGCCCCTTTGTTGCGTTTCCAACCGCGTTTGCCCGCCATGTATCGCAGGGCTTTTATCGTGATTCCGTGCTTATCCGCAACATCCTGTAGGGAAAGCTCACCAGCACAGAAATCACGCTCGATTGCTTTCTCATCAGGCTTGCTCATCAGTCACTGTCCTGTTGTTTCTCGCGCCTCAGCAATTCGCTGTATGCCTGTATGTCCCCATTCTTGGCCCGCCTATACAGCGCGCCCCTTAACTCAGCCTCTCCTTTTGCCCGCCCTTTCCGTATAGCGACTCGAAATAGCGATAGCTGCTCTCTGTCCTTTTTCAGCTCATCCAGAGAAATATCCAACACGTCAGCTATCTGCTGCTCGCTCAAACGACGGGCGGCCAACGCTTCGATGTTCGCTATGGGTAAAGTTTGCATATTTCCCCCGCGTCCCCCTCGAACGGGGGCGGTGACTCCGCTATCGTCCAAAGCACGGAGGAAAACGCCATGAAAAAGAAAATCGACGTTCTCAGGGAACTTGCCAGTAATAACGATTGGGAAGCGGCTATCAAACTTGCCGGCAGCTTTCCTCGCCTGGGTAATGAAGCGCGGGTAATCACACGGGCTAAAGAAGCCGTGCTGCGACCAGAGTTTCAAATACAGATGGGAAGAGAGCCGGCTTTACTGATTGCCGCCGGTATTGACGCCCTTAAGGCGAAATATCGTCTTTAATCTGGCTCGTCGGGGAAAATATCAGTGACGTCTACGACACCACAGGCCTCAACCGCTTTACGGGGATCGCCTTTCACGAACACCAGTACATTTTGGTGCGTCTTACCGAGCTTTCGGCTGGCGGAAAACATTTTCCCAGCCCGAACGGGTAAACTTCCCGCCTGAGTAACAAGGATCGCCTCGTTGTAATACGCTGCGCCGGCATCACAAAACGCCAACACGGTATCACTGACGAAATTACGGTAGATGCCTTTCGCGTCCCGCACTTCCCCTACGACAAAACACGCGAATCGGTCCTCTTTAAGCAGTGACAGCGCATTTTTGATGATTTGCCGGTAGGCGATGACGAACTCAGGGTAGTTCAGCGTCGAAATATCAGCGGGATCGTCAGAATAGACCTCAAGATCAGCATAAGGCGGGCAACTGAATAAAAAATCTGCCTGCGCCCCTTTGAAATGCTGATGAATGTCACGACTATCGCCACAGTGCCAATGAGGGGCAACGCCACCATCGGTATCAATCTGCGCCCATTGCTGGCGATTCGCCTCTACCTGTTCGCTTCTCAAATCACAGCCAAGGTATTGACGCCCCAATTTAGCCGCGACAACGCCCCGAACTGATCCACCAGCAAACGGATCAATAACCGTCCCGCCTTCAGGTGAAAACCAGCGATAAGCCAATTCACACATTACCGGGTCGAAAATGCTCGTGGTCGGCAATGTCTGTAGGTCAGGGTGCGCCTGGAAAAATTCATCCCAGCTGACCACCCTGCCTATTTTGGCCTCATACGTGTTTTTCTTGCCGTAGATCGCACCGCTTTGCGTCGATTTGCTGAACAACAATTCGTCCTCGCGGCCCGACTCTGATTGGATGCCGAGGGCGATCCAATTTTTCTTTCGGTCTTGCCACCAACCTTCTCGGGCATTAAGCACAGAAAAAGGCGGCACGAGGAATTTTTCTGTCAGATTTCCCGCCTTCGACTCACCGGGCAACACATCATCGACAGTGAAAATTTCATCAATCTCAGCTTGGCTGAAGCCAGTCAGATCGATATCAAAGCCGCTGTCCAGCAAGTCGCTCAACTCCAGCTTCAATAATTCATCGTCCCACCCAGCATTTAACGGCAGTTTGTTGTCCGCCAGGCGGTAGGCTTTTTTCTGCTGCTCACTCAGGCCCGACAGCATGATGGTCGGCACTTCATCGACAAAAAGCCGTTCAGCCGCCAGCAACCGGCCGTGGCCGGCGATCACTTCATCGTTTTCATCAATCAGTACCGGGTTCGTCCACCCGTACTCACCGATGCTGGCGACAATCTGTCGAACCTGCTCATCGGAGTGGGTTCGGGCATTTCGTGCATAAGCCATCAACGACTCGCGTGTTTTGTAAACAATTGAGAGCGTTGATTGATTTTTTCCTTTGGTCATTTCTGAGGATCCAATACTATGACCCGGCTTGTACAAGCAAGTGGGCCTTGGTTCGTACTCATCATGACGATCTGTGGGTATGAATGGCTGTCGGTAGCTCCAACTACCGATGGCCGCCCACCTTCCTTTAGAATTTTCTGCTGACCTTTGGAATACCCGCTCGGGAAAACCGCCAACCACCATCTACGAATACAGATCGTTTATGCTGATTTTCTTTGTGGCCAACGCAAAAATTCAGAACAAAATAAAAACCACCAGCAGATAACGGTCAGGGTGACCAGGCAGGATCCGCCGGTGATTTTGCTTGCGCATTATCGATGGCACTCAGTGAATGCCATCTGTAATGCTATTCGCCTAAATCGCGTCGTGGGTGCTTTCCTTTTTCGTCAGCAGCCATGTTGTAGTATTCCCACGCCTTCCCATGCTCATGCGTAAGCTCCTTGTCATTCAGTTCTGTGGCAGGAGTCTGAAACATCGGCTCATAGCCTTCTCTGATTGCGCCGGTGATGTACTCAATTTTCTCTGCTCGTTCTTGTTCGTTCATTAGTTCCTCCCGGCGGCCTTCCGCCATTGAATAAGCGTGGCTACCTGACCGGCACATATTGATAATGCCGTTTGGAGCGCCAGCGCATGACTGCCAATGTCGCCCCAGGTGTCGCCTTGTAACGTTGGCACCTCGCAAGGCTTAAATACGGACTCAGGGGGCAACAGGACGATAGGCACCGGTGGTGGCGGCATCCTTTCCGCGCAAGAGGTCAAGAACAGCGACAGGAGCAGCGCGGCGAGCACACTCGTCGTTTTTAATGGCATCCTCATACTTCCTCTGGTAGATTTCGCCCCGCTGGCGCAGCTGCTGCTCTCTCCGTTGCTGTTCGGCCATCATTGCGCGATTACGGGCGTCATCCGCGCGCAGTGTGGCGATCAGCCCTGCCTGCTGCGCCAGCGTCTTTCGCTGTTCTGCAACCTGCTGGCGAGCCAGATCCAGTCGATGCGATAAAAGCGAGCTGTAACCCCCCAGGCAGATTGACGCCACCAGCAGGAGGAGCATTCCCCCGCCGGCCAGTTTTGAGATCCAGCCGCTCATTTGTCTAATCCCCAGCAAGCCAGCTCGGCCTCCTGATCACGCCGGACTATCTGCCCGTAGCAGTTGTTCGAACGGATGCGGCAATCACGGCCGCCATCGTAAATCCAGCGGCGGATTTCTCGGCAGGCACCGATGCGATCTCCGGCGTTCAGCTTTCTGTAGAAGGTGGAGGTAAAGCATTTGCCGGGGCCGATGTTCCACGGACAGAACGAAGCGATGCCGACTTTCTGCGGCTCAGTCAGCGTTACCTTGACGTTGCGATCCACCCAATCCAGTGCCTTTTTCTGCTCGACTGCGTCAATTTGCTTGCACTGCTCGGCGGTCAGGCGTTGGCCCTTCACAACCTTCTGTCCGTTGACCATTGTTACACCGCCGCAGATTGTCCAGATGCCGACACCGTCCTGGTATGCAGTCAGGCGTTGGCCTTCTTTTTCATCTTGAAACTGCGCCATCATCACCGGGGCCGATGCGCCGGCAGCGATCAACGCCAGCATAGCGGCGCTAAGTTTGGTTTTTATCGAAGACACTACTCGCCCCCTATTAGGTCAACGTCCCGCGCGCTGATGTTCTTATGTGAGCGATCAATGAGGTACATTTTCAGCAACCTTTCTCGCCGGCATCGGAACCAAATACCAACAACGCACCCGATGACAGAGCTGAGGATGCCGACGAAAATACCGATCACCATCCACTCACTGGGCGAGAAATAATTTATTGCCCCGAGCAGCAGGCCAACCAGCCAGCCGCCATGCGTGGCACTATCTGCGATTTTTTCCGGCATGGATTTCATCCTTCCCCCTCGCCGGGGCTTAGCCCGTTCATCGGGTGATAGAAACGAAAAAGGCCGCACCGAAGTGCAGCCCTTTGCGTATGACAAAAGTCATTGGTAACGTTATATTTATCTGAATATCACTACAAGCAACATTTCAGATACAGCCACCTAGAAATTTTAAGTAAAAAATGGAAAATCAATTATTTACAACCACTCGAAACAAGGTTTTAACATCTCTCAGCGGTCGATTAACCCCAAACAACTCTCGAACGAGTTCAACCGTTAATCCTGTGCGTTGAAGAATCTCTATCCAAGCGGAATCGTCCAACATATCTATAGCTTTGGATAGAAGAGTAGGCTCTTCCAATGGGATATTTTCATCTCCAGGCTCACTCTTTGTATATCCCTTTGAGTTCAAATGAATATACCCTCGCCGCGCTTGCTCTTGCGAAAGTAAACCTAAAGCCGTCGCTCGATAGATTGCCATCCGAAGGCTAATCTTCCAACGAAGCTTAAACGCCAACATGGCATTCCAATCAAACTGTTTACCACGGATACGCGGGAACTCTTTTATGAAAGACACTCTAGGTACAAGTAAAGCACTCGAAAATTGATCAGCTTGTGACTCTGTTTTTTTATCACCCGTGACAATCCCTTCATGCATAGCCAAGTGCCCCAACTCATGGCCAATATCAGAACGGAAACGACACATGCTTTTTTTTGCATCATTCCTAATAATTACTGGACGCCGATTGTGGACAGTAAATGCATCCACTCTATCATCAACCCCCGTAACATGAGTTACAATTACCCCCACTTTTTCTGCAAGCTTCACCATTGACGATATCGGTCCAATACCAAGCCCCCAACATCTGCGGCATTCTTCAGCAATTCTTTCCACATCATTCATACTAAAAATTTCAGCACTAGATGCGTCAGGAATATTAAGATCCGGTAATTGAATTTCATCCTCTAAAGCAGAAATCAGTAAGTTCAAGATTTCGGCCCTAGCGAGCACGCTATTGGTTAAAGTTTGCGTCCGCGATTTTTTGCTTCTAAAGTGACAGAGATCGCTTTCCAGGGCATACTTGCGCTCTGTAAATAAAAATTCCGGGCGAATATCAAGAACTTTCGCTAACTCATCAAGAAGCAGCTCTGTCGGTTTCGCACCTTTTTCTAACTTACTAACGAATTGCTTCGTTTTTCCTATTTTGTCAGCTAATTCCTCGCAAGAAAAGCCCCTGGCCATCCTAGCCAGTTTGAGCTTATCCCCGCGATAATCATCATCAAAGTTAATCACTTGATGTGCCATTGTCTTTTACATCCTGATCATCTTCGCCTTTCTTGCGTTTCCGCAAATCGGGCTCTTCAATATCAGTTTCAGAAGGTAGATCTGAAGAATCCACGGACATAGGCGGAATCGACGCGACTGGCTCGTATCGAACCTCACTAACTGCTGCGCCATAGGAGTTGAAGCCAACCAACGCAACAATCCAGCGAGGTAAGGTTATTTCTTCATCATCGTCAATGTCATCATCTGACAGAACTGAGAGATAAGGTTCAGCCAGAATTCGCCATGTTATGTCCTGTTCAGCCTCTGGCTCACTCCCCCCAAAAAGACTTAACTGCTCAAATTCAGCTTTGTTGCGTAACAGACGATGCTTTTTCTTCGGAGCAGCAATACAGTCCTTGGAAAATTGAAGAGGTACCTTATTCAAGGCAAGAACAAAATCTAACCCCTTAGTTACCATACTCAGGCCAGAGATATTCTTTTCATTTTTTATCAAATGGCTCCGGACCCAGTCGTAAGCCCTAACCCCCTTTGACCAGTTACTGTCGAGAGTGTGTCCGTGGTAGTAAAGCTGCTCAAGAACTCCAGCAACCTCTGCCAGCAAGTTCATTACACTCGCCTCATCCAGGTAGGCCTGAAACTCCCAACAAGGTGCCAACTGTCTTTCGCTCATATCAAGTTTCGCTTTTTTCAGGATTCGTAAACCTAATATTTTCGCGTTTTCCTGATTTTGTCAACCAATCTTGTATTTTTTTCAATTTACCGGTGCAAACATCACTACATGCGTAACCCAATTGAATACAAAAGCCCCCGGGGGGGGTTAGTCCGAAGCTTTTTATGGATTCCGGCTCCACCCGGTTGCTTTGGCACGGTATTTAGCAACGATGCCGACTTCGGAGTCGGTGATCCTAGCATTGGGATATGTCAAATATCACCGATGACCTAAAGCAAAAACCCCGGCAGATGCCAGGGTTCACAATAGGTGCCGGTCTTTCCCGGCTGTCAATTCATGCCACAACATAGGTTGCACTTTGCTGTCCGCTGTTCAGGTGGTGGCGTCTGAACAAAAATGCAACCTGCATTACGGCATCAACGTTGGAGCGGTCAGCGGGAATCGAACCCGCATCATCAGCTTGGAAGGCTGAGGTAATAGCCATTATACGATGACCGCATTGGTCCGCCATCGAGGCCTCGAACCCCGTACCTACAACTTAATGGTCGTTGCTCTTCCTGCTGAGCTAATGGCGGTTTGGTGGCCCTTGCTGGGCTTGAACCAGCGACCGAGCGATTATGAGTCGCGCGCTCTAACCAACTGAGCTAAAGGGCCGAGGCGCGAATACTAATGCAGTCAGCATAACCACACAATACCCATTGATATTTCTTTACATATCAACGGTGCTTCTCTGACTCGAACTTCTCGCTTAACGCGATACCGTCAGGCAACAGGGCCCAGGCGACGTAGAAGTCATGTGGGATCATTTCTTCCATCAGCCAGGTGTGAATTCCAATGTGGTAAACCTCGCCGTCTTCTTCGAATGCCCGTATATGCCCCTCGTGCCACCCATCACAGGGGTTGAGCACCAGCACGCTCTTACCATCGAGGTCGGCGGTCGGTAGTTCACTCGCCGGCCTGAAGACGAGACTCTCAGTAATACGTTTCGACATTTTTAGGCACCATACATGCAAAAACCCGCTCTAGTGGCGGGTTTTTATAATTTCGGCAAAATATCAAATTGAACTTAAATTTAGCCTATTCTGTCAGGTTTTGCAATATCCGCTGCGTATTAACCTGCTCATGGCGGATTAGAGTCGCTTGCAGCGCAGTAAGATCTAACGCCATTGCCCTCTCCTTTAATTCATGCCAATGCCTGGCGTAACACTCACCCCATGTTTGCCGAGTGATGCTCATAAGGTTAGCCAATGCCGAACCGGCATATTCCCGATATGACTCGTTGCTGTTTTTTGCGGCTACATCCTGGACAGCAAGCCAAACCAATGACACCAGTTTGTTTTTCACGCGGCGCTGGATATTCTTATCTGCAAGCTCAGCTTCATAACCCTTCCAAATATATTCACATATCGCAATTTGGTATCTGAAACTCAGATCATACCCGTAACAATACCTGACCCACGCCTGCTGGTATTCATCCAGCATCATAACCGCTCGCCGCCAGGAGCAGGTTGCAAATGTATGCTCTTTCATCGGCGGCATAGGACGTCGCCGGCTACGTGTTTCCAACACATATACGGCGGAATTATCGGTATTAACCCAACGCTCGCCATCCAGCTCCACTTTATGGATATGTTGTCGAGGGTAGCTTTTGTTATCAGCAGGAGGATGCTCGCTAAATGCCTCCAGTTGTCCTTTAGTTCCCCCTGAATCATCCAATAAGGCACTGGTTAACTCTAAGCGTATAAATTCCAGCTGCTGTGCATTCATGCAAAAAACTCCCCGCGTAATTCGGATTCAATTTGCGCTAATAGGCTTTCTTCTGTGCCATAAATCCCTTCCCACTTTTTTTGCCCAGCATGAATAGCAACACCATAGCCACCGGTCCGATGGTGCGGAGGGCATAATGGAATGGCGCGCTTGTGTGAAGAGCGCTGCCCGATCCCGCACCCTTTTCTCAAATGATGTATTTCTGCCGGCGAACTACCATATCCGAGATTACGGCAAACGACACAACCGAGTTCTGCTACACGCTGGAGATGTTCGCGATCTTCCTTTCTCATGCGAACTCCAGTAACTGCATTGCGACGCTTTCTGCTTCTCGCTGTGAATTAAATTTCCTGAATAAAATGAAATTCCACAGCACATTGAACACCGCTTTATAAAGGCTCTGGAATGTATCCTCATCCATTTTTGAAAATGATATTGATTGAGGAATACGCTGGCGTAGCCCATTGGGGAGCACTACCTCATAGAAATACCCTGCCTCGACGGTTGCCCAGGCCCGATATGGCTCAAATGATTTGAGTAGCGCGATTTCTTGGGTGCGAAGCTGGCCGACCTTAAGCAAGTATTCATCGGCAACGGCAGTAATAACCTCGCCATGCTGCTGGCCTGACATCTCAACGAGATATCCAACGAAGCCATCGATAAGCTCGCGCTCAGGGAGCGTCAATGCGCCACCGGTTGGCGTCCAGTAGTCGAAACCAAATTGCAGAAGTTTGAAAAAACGCTTGTGGTATTGATAGTTACGGACACGGCGAAACTCAGCCTGTATCCATTCACCGAGTTTCACACGTTGCACGAAATCGCTGGCCTCGATCGTTGCCGGGGTCAGGATTGTTGGTGCGGATTTTACTAACTGTATTACCTGCGCCATTATCGTCTCCGGTATGGCGCAGTGCTCAGGTTCCAGTTGTTCAGACTGGATGATTAATTATAACATCATTTGACCTGATGTAGACCCAGATTTAACCCCGCCTGTGCAGCAATCTCGCAGAGGTCAGCTCGCGAGAGCAGCGACACCTCAGGACTTAGAGTGAAGCATCTCCCCGTATCAATCTCCCTGATGATAATGCCCTCGGCCACAACAGCCTCAACGCAAAATCTGCAACTACCACGAAGCACATCAAACAACGGGCATTCAGAAATCATATTTCACCTCAATAAGTTAGAATCAATGTCGAGGCGAAACAGCATGGATATACGGATTCACATGTTTCAGTAAAGCCGCTGGACCGGCTTTGTCTAATAGGCCACATAGATCAATACATGTACTTCGATCGTTTAAACCGATCGATAGCACATAATAACTATGGGTTACTGCTATATTTATCTGATTTATAACAAAAAACCCGCATATTTGCGGGTTTAGGATATAACTACTCATGGGGAGGATGAAAAGCTCAGCTCATCAGTCAGAAATCACCTTCAGCATCAACCAGGCGAACAGCAACACCCCACCACAGAACAACGCCAACACACAAATAATACCCAGCGTAAACCAGTCCATTATTAAATACTCCCTGGTACATCTAGCATTGCGGCGCGGCAGGCGTTCCAAATTTTCTGAGCCAATAATTTATCACCAATGCTATGTGCCAGCAGGCTGACAATCGTTCCACAATCTGCTATATACGCCACCGGCTTACTCAGATTATCCATGATTCAACTCCGCATACCGGACCCGGCCGTAGTATTTGCCCGAACGAAAGCGATAATGCTTTTCGCTCTGCCACATATCGCGCTCTGTCGTCAAATTGACGCCTCGCACCAGGCGAGGTGAAAAGTTAAGTGGAGGCATGGCGTACCCCGGCGCTTTGGCTATAGTCATGCTCTCGCTCTCCCGTAGTCTTCAAGTTCTATGTTGCTCCGACTCTCGAAATTGACCCAGCGCCAGACGGTACTGTGGTCAAGCTCCATCTTTCTCGCGATTTCTGAAACGATCAGGCCTTCGTCGGCCAGCGCCCGGCACAACTCAACGTCATCATCGCTGTGTTTCGCGAACTGATGATGCTCTCCACGTGGCTTTCCTGGGTTAATTCCGCGCCTGCGCATTGCCGTGGATACGCTGGCCTCCGTCCGACCTAAATGCCTTGCGATCTCTTCCTGCGTTAGCTTTTGTCGATTATCTTTCATGAACTTTATTTCCCAATCGGCGTAGTTCCGAAAGCATCGGTACAGCCTGATCCCAAGGCTTTCAGCCTTACTCCTAACGACCCGCGGTGAAACTCCGAACATTTTTGCGATAGTGGGCGTTGGCATGACAGGGCCGAGGCGAAACAGCATTGCCACTCGCATCGGGTGCCAGCGCTGCTGCCGAACCTTCCCTTCGGCCCAATCACTCCAAACTACTCGCTTTATGTTGGAATACAGATTCCGTTCATTTGCTGGCATCACGCACCTCCGCGCTCTTCTTCATCGAATACTTGCGGATGCTGCTGCCGGTACTCGTTGAGGATGGTGTTAATTTCTTCTCTGGTTCCTGGAAGGAGCAGCAGAACATCACCTTCTTCACGAACCATTGGCGCAGCATCGTATAGCAGCTCACAGAGCCGGCGGGCGCGTGTAGCGCTGAATTTCGGCGTGATGAAGGATTTGGTGACTTTTTTCTTGCCTGCAGCCTTAGCTTTTTCGACATCACCAGCCAACACTTTGCCGGCGGCTTCACCATGTTCTTTAACTCGGTCGACAGCGGCATCGACAGCTACTGACCCCTCTTTGACCAAAGTCTGTACATCGTGATTGGCCTGACTGAATGCCAGCAGCTTATCAACGGTCGGCCGGCTCTTGCCGACCAGCGCCGATATTTCATTTGGAGAAAGATTGAAACCGGCCAGCTCTTTTACCACCAACGACTGTTCATAAGGCGTAAGAGGCAACTGACTATTGCTATTCATGATGCGTGCAACGCGTTCTACATCGTTGCCGGTGAAGGGGATGATAGGTATCCATTCTACGGGCTTACCGGCATCACGGCAGCGCAGGAACGCCCTGTGCCGTCGATGTCCTTCGACAATGGAAACGCCGCCTTCGTCGCGGGGCCAGACTTCTAATGGAGGAATGGGTTTGCCCTGAGCAAGATGGTTGAACAATTCATCATCCGCAGCTCGGGAATGTTCGCTTTCGATGCGCTTGTTGAAGCCCTCCTGAATGTGAATATCATCAAGACGGATAAGCAAACCGTTCTTCCCGCGCTTAATGATTTTGTCGTCAATGAGTTTGTTGATTGAGTTTGCCATTTGGTCATACCTCTCTTTCTGCTATCAAAATAACTACTGAAATGCTTGTTCCCGCAAATTCGTTGCTGATCTCTTCTGACCAGCTCACCTTCCAGCCGGGTAATATTTCTTTGCCTTTCATACCCAGGGGCAATATCGCCACCAAACGCCCTCCCCGATTTACCAATGAGGCAGCGCTTTCCACATGAGCTTTGGCTCGCCCTTCACTAAAAGGCGGATTCATTACCACCTTGTCGAATCGCTCGGTGGTGGACTCAGCCCATTTGATAAAATCGGCCTGCTGAACGGTTAATCCTTTGGCTTCCAGCACCCGACAATGTAGGGTCGATATTTCCACGCAGCAGGTTTGATCTGCCGGCATCAATATCGCAATGTTTCCAGTGCCAGCACTCGGCTCCAGGCATTTTTCGCCAGGTTGTATTTCGGCCTCACATACAGCCCTTTCGGCCAGTGATTCCGGGGTTGGGTAGAACTGGTGCGACTGATAGTCTGGAATACAGCCAGATGCAACGATCTCACCCAGCACTCGGGATGGGTCGTAATCGAACTCCCAGATGTTGATATTTTTCTGGGGGCCGGATTTGATTAATACACCACCGATCATTTCCAGCACCTTTCCGGCTTGTCCGCGGATTGCCTTGTCTTCATCTTGCCAATCAAATCTGCGATTAAACGGATTGGTTGTCAGTGGTGGTGTAGGATCATCCCATTTGTTGCGTCGTATCGGGGTGTGATACTCAGCTTTCAAACCCGAAAGCACCGCCAGAACGGCGAACGGTAGCGGCTTGTCCATCAAAGTGAAATCTTTGAGTTTCTTTTTCGGTTTCTGGCGGAACTGAGGCGGAATTGCCATCGGATACAGATGCGCCAGAATGCAATTTAGCCGCCAGGCCATTTCGGGGTGAACTTCGAGGTGCGCAGTTCCTTTTAGATAGGCCCGGACACGTAATGCGCCACCATCCATCGTCAGCCATTCACCGTGACGGATACGGGCCTCCTGGAGCGCGTCATCGGTTACACGCCAACGGGGTTCATCACGGCCCATAAATTTAGCAATGACCTGCCGGAGATCCTGGATAAAACCACTCACATCGTGATTGGTCCATCCGTACTCGTTAAACACGCGCGCGAGGATCATGCGCTTACCGAAGCCCTCCGGTCGGTTAGTAACATGATCGCCGGAAAGGGCGCGGAAAATGCCGTCTACACGTTCAGCGAAAAATTGCTGCCGAGAGTTCAGCAGTTCCATTATTGTTGGCCGCACCGTTTCCTCTTCAAAATCCGGCGTTTTCATTTCGCGGATCTGCTCATTCCATTCTGTGCGGCGATTGTTTGGCATATATTCGTACACGTCGGTCATATTCAGAGCTTTTTGCCAAAACGTAGAGTTCAGGCTCGCAATGGCCCCTTCGAGTTTAAAAAGTTGGTCGACACTCCCGATATAATGGCGTCGGTCTTGGTTCTGATTCCCCTCCAGGAAATGATGCACCGATGCATGATGTGTGCTAATTACGCCAGCCATCTGCTCAATATCAGCGCGCAGATGCTTGTACTGCCCCAATAATCCATCAACGAGATCGGTGGCTGCTGGAGCAAAAAACTCCTCAGTTAAAATTAATTCGCTCATGCTCACCTCACGCCTTCGACTCAGCCGCCAGGCAGCGCATAATTTCAGCCTCTGTCGGCAACGGCTGGGTTGACACATTCCGGAAAATTTCGCGGCGGACGCTGGTTCCCCGTCGGAGTAGATGCTCTACCCGGTGTAACGGCATCTTCAGCAGTCGGGCGATTTGAACTGGAGTGCAGCCAGAAAGATGGAGCTGATAAATCCCGGTGATGACTTTGCGCCCGTATACATTGCGGTTGCCAATCTTCACCACAGGGCTGTCATCGCCTTGAGGCCGACTGACAAACGGAGCCCTTACCGGCGGTTGATAGCACGCTCTCGTCCTTGCTCGTGCCGCAGCATTCAGGTTATCGATGATTACCGCACCGTAATCGCACCCATCATCGACACCAATACGACGCTCGTTGATTAATTTGTTAATTTCTACAGCCATTGGTCATACCTCGTACTTACAGGGAATTCTTGAATTCCGTCGCCACGCGCTGCACACGACGGCACATATCGATATCGAACATGCCGATGTGGCACTCAGCCCCAGGAATGCCGAGTTGCTCGGCCAGCCATTGGTACGCGTCCGCCCGCTTCATCCCGAACTCTTTCCACAAAGGATCGAAGGCAGCGTGTGCAAGCCGCTTGGCGGCGCGTAGCTGGGCATTCGCCAATCGGCCAAGTGGCATTGCGTTACTGTCTCGATGGCAGCCGACATAGGCTCCACATGGATCACATGACCAGTAATACCCATTCGCCAAATCCTTCCGATGCGGGTAAATAACAAAGCCCCTCACTAGCGCGGCAGGCTTCCCGCAGTAATCACACGTCACTAGCCGATTAATAGTATTTGTTTCCATCTAACCTCCCACGTACGGCTGCTCGCCGGTTTCTTTGTATGCCAGGCTTAAATAGCCCCGCCATGCGTTACGGCACTCGAATTCTTTCGCCATCCGCAATCCAGCTTTCGAGTATTTTTCCTTGGCAATTTCTTCCGCCCTGTTCTGAGGCTTCTTGCGAGAAGTAATTAGCCGGTTAAACGCCCCATCGAAATCAATAAAATTTGATACCGGATGCGAAACAAGCGGTGGTGATAACGTTTTCCAGTCGTTCGCGATACAGTGCAAAATCACCGAGTCGGGTGAATGCCCCTGCTGCCGAAACTCCTCCAGCCGCTTAATGTTCGCCATTGCCGCACGTTTTGTTTTCACCGGTTTCCCAAGCTCGATGCAAAACTCTCCCCACTGACGCCATATTTCAGGCGATAGCCATTCAGGTAGTTCAATCGAATTAAAATCAAATTGCCCCTCCCCGTTCCCCTTGGGGGGTAAGGGGGGATCTTTTATATCTTCTTCTTCCTCTTCATCTTCATCTGGTAACCCCTTTTGTGCCTTTTTTGTAACGCCGTGAGCGTTACTGTTTGGTGCTTCACTGCGTTGCGAATCGCGTAAATTTGCAACGCGCCTATTTGTAAGTGCCCGTTTTTTCGTGGAATTCCCGTTATGCCGCTCGAAGTTTGGAAAAACCAGCTTCTCGCCATCCAGTGCCAACCATCCAACTTTCAGCATTGCTTCGGCGAAACCTCTCACAAAAGTGATCCGATCTATCGCACTTTTAGTAACGCTAACTGCGTTACAATCTGCGTTACCGTCAATTGTTTGTTGATCTGCCCAAGACCACAGGCGGATCAGCTTACCGAGTACCGCATCAGGGTCTAATTCCAACAATTCAGCAAGCTGGTATACCTCCGGCTTATCTGGAGTAATTACTTCGACTTTTATCCAACTTGATGCCATATACGCCTCGACTGTATTAACTTTGTAACGCTGACAGCGTTACTTTTTGCGAGAATTGGCGTTGCAATTTGGCTTCCCTTTCACACGCTTTAATGGTTTCGCATAGGTTTTGGCGATCGCTATACTGCTTGCGATAGTTGCATTTGGCCGGCTCGCGTAATGATTAGCACCACGCATTGCCGCCGAACGAGCCACATCGATTGAAATACCTTCACGCACCAATTGATCGCGGATCTGCACCTCGACCTGTTCTTTCGTAAAATTAGCCATTGGTCATACCTCGTTATCCCCGGCAGTAAATGCCGTTATGGGGTCTGCTTCGTAACACATGCAACGCTTCTATTGCGTCGTTGATTTCCTCGTCCGCTTCCGGCAACTCCAGCAGTGCGGCACTGACGGCCTCGGCAAATTCCTTTTGTGCCCTTGCCACCTGATACTGGATTGTTCCGTAACGCCGCTGCTCCAACGCCTTCAAAATTGCAGGCTTTAAAGCTTCGATTTTTACTTTCGCTTTCCTACTGCCACTATCCAACCAGCGGAAAATATTTTGCATGTTGTTATGTGTCGCCCCAGGAGCCTCGATCGGATACAAAGGCAGATCACCGCCACCTAACTCGAAATAGTGCTGAGTAATCTCCGCAGCCACCGTTTCCCGTTTTGTCGCATTGGCCCAGCGGCGTAGCTCAATGCAGATCGCTTCATAATTGATTTCCATAAGTCAGTCCTTAAGCAGAAATGCTGCTACCTTGCAGATCTTCGGGGATGCCAGAGGTAGGAGTCGGATGAATATCCGGCCTAATTTCGTGAGGTGTTACGCCCGTAACAAGGAAAATGCTCAACAACCGAGCAGGAGGTACACCTCTTTTTTTCCAGTTGCTCACTGTCATTGGCTCAACGCCAAGTGCAGTTGCCAGGGCCGTTTGGTTCCCAGCGATGTTTATTGCTCTTTCTAACGGTGTCATATGCTTCTCCCAAATTGATGACCACCAAATTAAACATTAAGGTTACATCAAAAGTCAACAACATGATTAATTGATGGTGTAAACAAAATGCTTATAATCATGATATGAAAGAAAAAATTGTTGATAAAAACAGCTCAATCCAAGAAAGACTGCTCCAACTTATTGAGATGCGCGGCCTCAATAAATCGAAACTCGCTCGTATAGCCGGCGTTACGCCTCAAGCGGTAACAAAATGGTTCGATCGTGGAGAAGTTGGTAAAGCATCTGCAATGAAAATAGCCCTGGCTACGGGCGTTTCAGTTGACTGGATACTTGAGGGTGGGCCTGAACTGCACGAGCTTAACGGGCATCGTGGAAAACGGCTGGTTGAATGGTTCGATAACCACGGGGGCCTCCCTCAAGGGGAAGCTGAATTTTTCCAGCGGTTGATTGATGGCACTGCTGCATTCACTGACAAGACAGCACGCCGGATTGAGAAGGAATATGGGCTACCTGTAAATCATCTAGACCTAGGTTATGACCCATCCTCTCCGCAAAAGATGACAGACCAAGACAAGCAATTACTTTATTACTTTCATAAACTTACCAATGAAGCCAAAGATGAAATCCTTGATTTAGTGAAGGATAAAGCTGATTTTTTTGACAGGATGTTTGAAGAATTAAAAAAAATTAGAGAGTAAACATCAACAAGTTCAATGACTTATAACCGCCTCGCTGGCGGTTTTTTTCGTCCCCTCGAATTTTTATAACCATAATGATTGCATTTTAATTAACCTTAATGTTTAATCTGTACATCAACAGCACAGCAGTGCTCAGGTACAAAGTTCTGACAGCCGGAAAGACGGCGAGGTATGACCAATGAATTTCACTACACGGCAGAGGGTTGCACGATGAAAGCAACAGTCCTATGTATCACCCCAAGCGAAGAGGCTGTCGGCTACCTTACCGCTGGTAAGCAATATGACATCGAAAGCACTTGCTCTGATGGAAAGTGCGTGCGTGTTATCGATGATCAAGGGGATGAAATCAGCATTTTTGTTGATCAGTCCAGTTACGGTAAATTCCGCGAACTGCCGAAGTTATAACACCCACCGCGATAAAGCGCGGAGAATCTCCGAGGTATGACCAATGATCAATACAACTATTCCACATAGTGGCAAGCAAGCCAGATATCGTAATAAACGCACCGGCGCTGCATGGATGGCTCATTACGATATTCACTGCAAAGTATATCGGTTCGAACCTACCGGCAATCTTCGGGCAATCAAGTCAGCGTTCGAGGCTCGCAGCGTTCCACCTTATTTCGAGCCTGCCGGCACTCATTGAAAATGCAACACCAGGGAACGGTCGTATATTCCCGCCCGTAGAGGTAGGTAATACGACGCCGGAAACGTAACCGGCACCTAATTTAATTTTCCTCTAGCTAATTAATTTAGCTACGGATCACCATTACCCAAAATCGGAGTACGACCAATGAGCAAGGAAATAATTTTCAAATTAGCGCAGGTCAGCAAAAACGTATCCAAAGTGTTTTCAAATGACGAAACCGCTGGTTACATCGCCCTGCCCGAAAATGAGCATCAAAACCAGCATCCTTTCGCTATCACCCACAATGGCAAAGATATTGGTTACGAGCATTGCGAAATGTGTGCGATTGAAGCTGTTATCCGTCGTTTTGAGCGTATACCTCTTGGCGAAAATATCGATCTAATCACCCCCAAAGCCGGCATTCGCTCATTAAATATCAGCGTGTTATCAATCCAGTAATTGCTGTGTAGTCTTCCCCGCCGTCGCTGGCGGGGCTTTTTGAAGTTATTGATATGCGTCCAGCGTTTCCCATCCGGGGCGTCAACTCGCAGGGCGCATTTTAATAACAAAAGGAGAAGAATATGGAACAGCGACTAATTGATGCATTAGATAGCATTCGTGGTGGAGCTGATATATATGCTCGCCACATCGCCATGCAACTACGTGAAATACAGAAGCTTCACCCAGAATACATCAACATTTGCAAACCAATGGCGTATGAGGGTGACGGTAGCGACCAAGTTCCATTTTTCGGCGCTATCGCAACGCCAGCAGGCATTGAGTTTTTGGACGTTGAAAATGCATTCGACTCCGAGTCAGCGCGCTTAGCTCAAAAAAAATACTGTGAAGAAAGCCGCGCTCCTCATTTTGCCCCGTTAGATGGAATTTGCTTTCGCTGCAAAAAGGATATTTACGCACGCATAGATAATGGAGTTTCGGTCACTGGTATTTCAGTTCGTCGCGCAGGTTCTCAACTTGTTACTGGTTGCCCCCACTGCAACCGGAGTTATTGCGATTAGAAAGTAAAAAGGCCCGCACAAGGCGGGCCAGTCTACCGGCTTAACGTCCCGGTGACGGCGGAGTCAGCGACCAAACCGACTCCTGCGAGGTATGACCAATGGCTTCCACCACTGGACGCCGCAAGTATAGCGAGATTCAGATGAGAAAGACAACCTTTAGCGTTTTAGCCTGCTCGGTGAACATTATCAGTTCAGAAAGCAACCACCCAATGCAGGCAATTATCACCACATCTAATAATGCGGTTATTTCAACCGTGAAAGACCTGGTGGAAGTCGGTTTCATTACCGTCGAAGAGTTGCTTTCATTGGCTATCGAGCAAGTAAAGAACTGTGATGCGATTTCACTGAGGCATGTTTTACCACATGCCGTTCTCAATGAATTAATAGCAGCACATAACTCTATTTCCAAAGAAATGTAAGCGAGGAATGACCAATGCCTTTATTTACTTGTGGGTTCCCCCCTAAAAAATCAGCTGCGGCAAATGGCACCGTAGCATTAGCAATTGCCGTTGAGGCCAAGAACGCCAAGCTGGCAGAAATGAAAGCGACAATGTTACTGGAAGAGGCTTTCCCCAATTCCACCAGTAACTTTTTCAAACCCAAAATTTGCGCTGATCGCGAAGGGCTACCACGGCCGCCCATTGATCAATTCGACGCTGATTGGATGACTAAAAATCAGTGGAATGAAGAAACTAAAGAATACGAGGCAATCGAGCTTCCAGAGCAGGATGGAAATGGTGAGGCAGGACTCACATCGTCAAAAACGATTTTCGAACTGCCTATCGACGTCCGGGTCGCATATATCTTGATGTACGGTGCAGAGCCTGATGCTGTCGATATGGAGCACCTTTCTAACGCATATGACCTGATCAACGATGACGAGGCTGAACCACGTCTGCGCGCGATTGTTGATGCTCTGCCCCGCGTACCACAAGTTAAGTCAATGCTGGTTACCTCAGTGGAAAAGTTGATTGAAGCTATCCAGGCGAAATCACCGGCGATGACAACATGGCCAGAGGTCAAAAAGTTTGCAGATAGCTGGGTACAAACCGCAAATGCCGACAGGACACCAGCAGCCGCTAATAAAGATGTGACCGTTACTCGCACTTACGACATGCTCGACAATGAAATCGCACTGGCAATCAGGGGTGTTAATCCACTACATGCCAAAGCGGCAGATGTAACGGCAGCAAAAGAGTTGATCAACCAGCGAGATCAAACATGGCGGGCATGGAGTACGTCCTTGCGAATTATTGTCGGCATACTCGACATCGATCGCGAAATCATTTTCAAAATGATCACCGCAGGGCTTTCATATCCCGAGTTTTCCACAAACTCGGACATAAGGCGGAAATTCATTCACAAATGCCTCTCTGAGCGCTGTGGGATGACTTTTGATGCAGAGGAAAAGACAGCCTCAAATACGGCAAGCAAGGCCGCTGACAGCCAGCAAAAAGAGCTATCAGGTCAGGATAAATCGCTCAAAGTACAGAACCTGGGGGATGGAAAATTCAGCATTGACGGATTGATGGGTAATTCGGAAAAAACGATTGAACCAGCCAACGAACTTGTGGTTGCCCCTTCCCCATCTGTCACGACAACTAAAACAGAGGTGCAACCAGAAAATAATGCACCAACCAATGACAATGCGATTACTACAGACGATTTCCAAACTCGCGCATCTGTACTCGAAAAGGAGCTGGACTCCAAAGAAGGCGATGCAGCGAAAAACCTCGATATTTGGAAACGCGTTCAGCGGACTGACCCAGCTCGAACTAAACGGAAAGACACCCGCGACAATAGCGGAAAAGTTATTCGCACAGTAACGAGCATTCGGCCGACATACCAATATATGCGCGCCACGGAAATATTCGGCCCATTCGGTATTGGTTGGGGCGTTGATGTGCTTGAAGAACGCTTCGATCCCGGCATCCCTTTAATGGAAGGCATTATTGATAGCGCCGGCCGTGAAACGGGTAAGAAAGTCATGCGTGATGGGGATGGAAAAATCCTTACGTCTCTCAATCACACGATGAAGATAATGCTCTGGTACATCCATGCTGGTGCACGCGGAGAGATCATCGCATACGGCCACACCAAATACCTGTATGCAAGTAAGTTTGGTCTGAGCGTTGAAGAGGAACCAAGCAAAAAAAGCCTCACTGATGCCACAACAAAAGCCCTGTCATCGCTTGGATTTAGCGCTGATGTTTATTTGGGTATGTTCGAAGATAACGAATACACACAAGAAAACGAATATGAGCACAACATAAAAAATGCCAGTGCCAAGGCTGACGACTCCGTCCGATTAAGAAAAGAATTGGACGAACGTTTTAAGGCCAATACAAAAACGATGCGAGAAGCGGTTACAAGCAATGAAGTGACAAAAATTTGCTCATCCCTTACTCGTGTAATTGGTTCTCATATTAAGAGCGCCAAGGCTGTTGCAGATACGGAACATGTTAAATACCTCGAAAGCCGCCTGACCCGGCTGGAGGAAATTAAGGTTGAATGTCTGGCTAAATTTGAAGAGGAGAAAAAATAATGAGCACCAGAACTATCGATTTAGCAATCGAAATGAAAAAGCTTCAGGCATTGGCCGAAGATGGCGAGCTTACCCCAGAGATGATAAAGGACACCCTCGAAGGGTTGGAAGGCATGATCGGCGACAAGCTGGATGCGACCATAGCCGTTGTACGTGGTTTTGAGGGCCAAGCCAATGTTTGCGATGCTGAATCTAAGCGTCTCGCAGCCCGCAAGAAGAGCTGGGAGAACCAGGCGGGGCTGCTTAAAAAATATATACTTGAATGCTTGCTAACATCAGGTTCTGACACGATTAAAACCGATCTGAACACCTTTACAGCTCGTAAAGGTTCGCAATCGCTGGTTATCGATGACGAGGAATTACTACCGGATGAGTTCGTAGAGTCATTCACTGAAGTGGTTAATAAGGTAAAGAAAGATGAGCTTAAAAAAGCAATCTTGGCCGGCACTGAGATTAAAGGCGCACACCTTGAAACCGGCCCTCGCTCTTTGCAAGTCCGATAACTGATTTTTTAAAGTCAAAAATTTACCGGCCAGCAAGTTACCCTGCTGGTCGGTTATATCGTTCGAGGTATGACCAATGGCACGTACTCAGTTATTAATGGACTGGGCGATAGAGGAGTTCGGAGAAGACGATTGCCCGAGTTACACAACCATTCTTCATTATGCAAAAAACAACATGATTGACCCACCGGCAAAGAAAGCCGGTCGCTATTGGCGTGTTGACAAAGGAGCTAGGTATATAGGGCTTTCATGCAAACCTGTGACAAAGAAAAACGACGATCCCCGTTTGCTGAGGATTTTAAATGATGGGCAGGCCTCGTAAATTTGCGTTAAACATCCCAGGGCTGTATTGCAGCACAGATAAAAGAACACAGCGCATATATTGGAAATATAAACATCCGCTCACAGGAACTGTTCATGGTTTAGGGACAAATGCCGAAGAAGCGAAAGCAATAGCTATTGAAGCCAATAATCGATTATCGGAACAGCAGCTGCGTAACACACTTGCGGTACGTGACAAACTGAGCCGTGCGGTCGGCGGGAGCATCAGCGTTTCAACATGGCTGGATCGTTATCTGCTTATCCAGGAGGAGCGCAAGGCCGCAAATGAAATTACTGAGAATACTGTTAAGCAAAAGATAGCACCCGTTAAAGCTATGCGTAACGCATTGGCCTCTAAACCTATATGTGATGTCGATACCCGCGATATAGCTGACATTCTGGATGATTACAAAAAGCAGGGCCACTCAAGAATGGCCCAGGTCGTCAGAACAACACTGATCGATGTTTTCAAAGAAGCCCAACACGCCGGCGAAGTTCCTCCAGGGTACAACCCGGCCGAGGCCACAAAAAATCCACATAACCGCATAGGCCGTGAACGTATGATCTTAGATGAATTCAATACCATGCTTAGCGTAACGCCGCCACCGTTCGAGTACATGAAAAATGCGATGTTGCTGGGCCTCGTGACAGCCCAACGACAGGGGGACATTAGCAAAATGCAGTTTTCTGACGTATGGGACGGCCACCTACACGTTGAACAGATAAAAACCGGGGCTAAGGTCGCGATCCCCCTATCCCTTCGCTGTGATGCCATTGGCATGACCCTGGAACAGGTAATCACTCAGTGCCGGGATCATATCGTCAGCCCTTACCTCGTCCACTACACGCACAATACGGCGATGGCCAGACGAGGAGGTATGGTTAAGCCCAACACTATCAGCACAAGTTTTAAAAAGATCCGTGAGCTATCGGGGTTGTCTTGGAGTAAAGGTACTCCACCCAGCTTTCACGAAATCCGTTCGCTGGCGGAGCGCTTATACCGGGAACAAAAAATCAATACTCGGGATTTACTTGGGCATAAAAGCCAGCGTCAAACCGATCGATACAACGATGATCGAGGAAAAGAATGGAGAGTTGTTGGGGCGTAA